AAACTCCTTGAGAACCTATATTTAGTATTCCTCCGTAGGTATTTTGTATTCTCTTACCGGTTAAATCAGCCATTATTAGATGTATGTTTTATTAAATATGTTTTAGTCAGTTTATACATTTTCTTCCCACTCATTCTGGTCCGCTTCTGGAACGTTGCTTGTGTTGTTCCAGATTCCGTTAGAAGTATAATAAACATAAGACTGTAATTGTTCGTTATTAGATTGATAAACAACAGGTTCGCTAGGTCCAGTTGCCGGAGCGAAGATAACCGATTGTAAATCCTCGTTAGCACTCACATAAGTTTCGAAAATTACCTCTGGCGGAGCCTGATTGTTTAGTATCATTTGCCCGCTATCGATTAAGGTACCAATTGCAGGATCTAATGTTGCGTAATTAGTATTCCAGATCTTATAATCCCAATTTCCGCTTGGTGTTAGATAAACTTCCCCGTTTGCTGGATCCTCTATTGAAATGTTTGCCACCAAAGTGATAACAAATTTCAGGTATCTAGAGTTTCTAGTAAGCACGAACGGAATAACATAAGTCCATTCTTTAGTGAATCCAGACTGAAATCCTATCAAAAAGTAATCACCAAATTCCTGTACATCATTATCGATGGTATTGGCGTAGATTACAAACTCATTTGATGCAAGTTGGTTAAGATTTATCATCTAAATTACAGTGTTTAATACTAAATATGATTCCCCACAAAATTGACATAAAAAAAAGGACTAGTTTCCTAGTCCTTTTAGGTGTTTGCTTTAGTGAATTAAGCTGTTACGATAGTAAAGCCTGACAACGCTGAAAGCGAAGTCAATTCGTAAGCCATATCAGGCTCTTGAGCACTGATAGTAATGCTGTATTGGTTAGCATCACCAGGAGCAACTCCTGTTACTGAAGTACCAGCAGAGATTACACCACCACGGTCTTTTCCAAGCAACCAGAAGTTATCGTTGTTATCTTGGAAGATAACTTTGATGTCTCTGTTTCTGCTTAAAAGAAGTAATTGATTTCTTTTTTGTGCAGATAATTGCTGAACGTTGATCGTGATAGCTTGATCGTAGAATGCAGTACCGTTTACGTTAGAGATGTTGAAAGTTTCAGTGAAAGAAGCAGTATCTTTTGGAAGTTCGTATTGGTAGAAAGTACCAGTGGCACCTGTCAAACCTGTAATCTGGTTGTTAGCATCATAAGTTGTAGATGCGATTACAATATTTGTCCCAATATACGCTGTCTTAATACCACCAATAGAATCTATACAGTCTAATGCTATTGCGGAAGTTAAATTACAAGCCATATTATTTAGTTTTTTTATTTTAGTTTTTTAAATAGGAGCTAGACTTTCGCCTAGCTCCGTAAATTGGGTTGATTATGCACCAGGAGTGTAAACTGCTTCAGAAGCAATAATACCAACACCCATATTGAATTCAGAGATCATTCTGATTTCTTGGTTGTCTTGTGACCACCAGCCTGAAATACGGTTGGTATCATCTACAAGTCCGCATGTTACGATAGCGTGTTTAGCTGGGAAGGTATAAACTTTTGGTGAAGTACCTAAACCACCAACTGGAATTGCTCTTACGTTAGTTCCAGGGATGATGATTGATTGACCTAAACCTGCTTGAACTGGATTACCAGTGTTGTAGTGGAATAGGTTTTTAGAAATTAAACTAGTGTTTAAGTATCTGAAGTTAGCGTAAGACATACACATGATGATATCATCACGATCTGCAACTGCTAAAGGAAGTGCATCGATAGAAGCGATAGCTTTATCGTAAGCATTTGAAGAGTTCCAAGCTCCTGTAGGACCTTGTGCTGCTCCGTTTGCTACAGTCAATTGGCTGATGATCTGGTTACCTAAGATGCTTTCAGCATATTTCTTAGTTTCTGCGATCATTTGATCAGCGATTTGCTGTTCGAAAGGAAGTCTTTCTCCGTAAGCTGAAGCGTCTAATGAAGTCGATAACCAGTACTGGTTCAATTCATTTAAACAAAGACTCTGCTTCCAGCTGTATTTTGCGTTGTCTACTTCGATTTGTGTGAAGTTAGTAGAACCAGCTGAAGTCCATCCGCAAGCTGCTGCTGCGAAACCTGCTGTCATACCTAATACGTTAACCGATACAGTAGCGGTAGGGTAACCTGGACGTACATCCAAGTACTGCATAAGATCAGCACCAAGTACTGCTTTGCTAATCAATATCCCAGAATCTTCTAGGGTAAATGTGTTTAATGAGGCTAAATTAAATCCCATGATTTTATATTTTTTTTTGTTATTGTTTATTATACGTTTTTCTTAAAGAAACCTTCGTTCTTTAAATTATTTAAAGCTTCGATTCTAGCGTCTAGTGAATCAGTTTGTGATGCGAATTCTCCTCTAGTAATTCTAGGTGCTTTATCAGCTCCTGGAGTTTTAGCGAATTTAGCATACTTAGATTCCATTTCTGCCATCTTAGTTTTCATTGAAGCCATTTCAGTAGCAATTTCTTCTAAAGCCATAACAACTTTTTTCATGGCTTCATTTACTGCTGCTTCTTTTTTAGCTATTTCTTCTGGAGTTTGTGAGGCTGGAATCTCGTCTTCTGCTGCTGCTTCCACTTCCACTTCAACCTTTGGGGCTTCTTCTTCAGCTTTGCTTTCTACAGAGATGATCTTACCTTCACCATCAACCTCTACTTTTAGACCTGATTCTGTCTCGTGCTCTCCCAGGGGTGCAGGAGATTTGGTACCGTCTTCTGCTACTACAAATAGCTGAAATCCCGGCGCAAACTCTTCAGCTTCTACTGTGGTTCCGTCGATCAGTTGGTCAGATGCTAACTTTACTTCAAGTCCTAATATGACTCTAATTTGGTTTAGTTTTTCTTTGAACATACTTATTTATTTATTTTTGAAAATTGGGCGTATACCACTAAATATAGATTTAGAATTATATGGCATTTTCTACTGAAATATTTTTTTTACCCGGGATCCGATCTTACATTTGCTTTATCAATAACAAAAAAGGATATGACAACAGAAAAATTAAATCAAGTACATCTTATTAAAGTAACTGAACAAGGAGGTATAACTACATATACCGTTAATCAGGAAGATGTTTTATCGCATCTTAATGACTTTATTTTTGATAAAAAAAATAAAGGCTATTTAAAAGAATATCCATTTGTATTAGTTTCTAATACAAATTGGGACCATCATTTTGCTCACGGCAAAAAATATTTTATGATCGTTGACGAAGATGGTATGGTAAACAATAATAAAATGAGTAAATTAGATTTTGATGAATGGGATATGAAAGCTAATTTTTTATATAAACATAACGGTCAACCAGTACATAAAGAAGATCTACGATTTAACGGCATTTATGGTTATGGTGAATTTTCAAGCATGATTCACTTTTACGGTAGAATGGTCTTAGTAGAAGATACCTGTCAAACTCTTGTAGAATGGGAAGCTCTTTAAAGAGTACTGACAAGTTTAACTAAGTCAGTATACATTTTCTTTTCCTTCATGTAGGCTTCGTACTCGGCTTTATCTAAGAAGTCACCTTGGATACTTAACCCTTTTAACTCTCCTGACTTAACCTTAGCCCAAGTCTCGGGGTTAGTAACCCTCATTTTAACACACCACGCTCCGATAGGTGCACCTAACCCGTAAACCGAATTAGCCTTATCGTCCAAGGTTTCTACGATCCAGGATTCAAACACATAAGCTCCAGCATCGTCAGAGTCAACATGCTGTATGTTTGTATCTGATAATCTTTTCTCTCTCATGTATTTCTCCGCGATCTTAGCAATTACTCCTTTAGAGAATCTAACAAAGTAAATGTTACCTTCCTTGTCCTTTCTAGGGATTTCCATCTCGGGCACCATAGCGATAGCAACTATCTCTCTTTTATCCTCGTCGGCAAACATATACTTGCTTAAAGCAATCTTTTTAGATAGCTCTACATTCTTTAGAATGCTGTCTGCTTTACGGCCAACGTATTTTCCTGAAGCTTCCCATTTACCGTCTACCTCTTCGTAGATCTCGATAAGATATCCAGGATCTTCTTCGGTACCGTTTATTTCGAAATCTGCACCGGGTACTTTTTTAGATCCTATTACAATTTCTCTGATTCTACCTCTAGGATTCTGGTCTGCTGTTTTCCAGCTAACTGCATCGCCAACAGATAGTTCATCTACAGAAGCAAACTCTTCGCCTTCAACTGCTTTTCTTTTTAACGGACCAGTTTGGTCTGTGTAAGGTGCAAGTCCAGATGTGTCGATTTCCATCTTAACCTTACCCATATTTTCGTAAGTGGAAATACAGATAGCAACTGCTTGATCCTGTTCCTTACCCTCACCAATCATGTAAGGTACGCATCTGCCCATGTAATCAGATTCTGATTCCCCAGCATTTGGTTCAACAAAAGCTTCAGCTCTAAAGTACATAAAGTTCTTTTCGATAGCTGGCGAATCCACTAGTGCTATTGCATCTACACCCGATCCGTCTAGGTCATCTATAATTTCTAAGTCAATTACTTTTCTTTCCATGTTGTTAAATATATTTTATTACAATCTTGCCAAATCAGAGATACGCTTGTTAGCTTCTTGCTCGCTACTCATATCTGAAGCAACCACATACGTTTTAATGATTGGAGTAGGTTGGGTTATAGATTGTTCTGCAGCAACACTTAAATTATTAGGTGCTCCCGATCCGTTGCCCATACTGTTAATTTTATCTAGTAGAGGCATAAAAGCTTCAGTGGCTGAACGGTTAACCACATATTCTCCGCCTTCCAATTCTCCGAATGGTGTGGCAATACCACCTTCTGCATGTTTACGCCCCATAAGCAAACCACCTTTTGCAAACTTAGATCCAGCTGCACCACCACCGGATGGTATTCCTGCATCATCTACTGGAGGTAAAGGTTTTTTACCGTCATACTTAGATTTATTAATGGTTGCTAATTGGATAATACCTGCTGCTGCAACTGCTGCTGCTGCGATACCACCAAGTACTGGACCAACAACTGGAATACCTGCCAAAGAAGTAAACGCCTGAATACCCGCTTGAATAATTCCAATTGAAGCTTGGGCGTACTGAACCTTCTTAGCGTTTTCGAATCCTAGTTTACCGTCTTCGTATTCTTGTAAAGCCCTTTTATAATCTAACTGAGCAGAAGACTTTTCGTATTCCGCTTTTATTTTAGCCTTTTCTTCTATCGATAATGCTTCGTTTTCGATAGATGCTTTGTAAGCTAATAAAGCTTCTTCCTCTTGCTTATCGAAAGATTCTCTAGTCTTCTGTTCCCTATCTGCATTTTGCATATCCACAAAAGCTCCAAAGGCATTAGTTAACTCTTGGGCTACCTGAAGATAACCTTGGATTTTTTCTAGCGAAAGTAGATTTCTATCTTCTTCTAATTTAGCTATTTCGTCTCCGATAGTTTTTTTGTTCTCAGCTATCTTCTTATCGATCTCCTGAAGTTTAAGTGCTTTATCAGCTTCCTCTTCTTTAGTGGTCGTTGCAAGACCTACTATTGCTTGGCGCTCTCTTTGGAATTCTTCGTCTCTAAGTGCAGCTAATTTTTTATAGTATTCTATCTTAGCAGCTATACCATCATCGTCAAATAACTTATCTAAACCACTAAGTTCTTTTCTTTGCATTTCAAGTTTTTCGTACTCTACACGCAAAGCCTCTTCTTTAATCTGGGCTAATTTCCTTTGGTAATCTTCTTCTTTTTTAAGTTTAGCTTCGTTATCGGTTTCTAGTTTATCGTTGTATTCTTTATTAATCTTATCGATATTTTCCTGTAAAGCAATTTCTAAAGCAACCCGTTGATCGTTACTTAATAACTGGTTTTCTAGTAACTTCTTAAACTTCTCTTTCTCATTAGCAATAGCCTGATCTCTTCTTTCGATATCGGTGTTTACTAAAGCCTCGCTAACCTCTTTCTCAAAGGCTAACTTATCCTCCTTAGCCTTTTTATCCACCTCAGCATTTTTTAACCTAATATCCTCAGCAATATCAAAAGTATCTTTACCGTACTTTTTATTAATTTCAAGAAGTCCTTCTTTTAACTTTACTTCGTTCGCTGTAGTTTCTCTACCAGCTATAGTATCGTCATCAATTAATTTCTGATATTTTTGTCTGTTAGCTTCAACTTCTTTTTTGTATCTTTCTTCTCTAGCTTTTTCTGCAGCTTCAGCAGTTTTTTTTGCTAGTTCAGCTTCTCTTTTTGCTGATTCAGCTTGAAAGTTATAAACAGCTTCATTTTGTTCAATTCTTGTAACTTCTGCTTTTGAAAGAGCTTTTTCCTGTAGATCTTCTATTTTTTTAATATTTTCAGCAGCAGCATCATAAGCTTCAAAGTCTTTATCCTTAAGAGCTTTGTTAGCTTTTTCTGCTTGCTTTATTCTATCAGCATCTAATAATTCATATTCTTTTTTAAAAGCTGCTATTTTAGATGTTCTTAATTTTTGTTGTTCATCAAATAACTTAGCTTCTTTGCCTGCAATATCTTCAGAAGTTGCATAATCCCTTTTGATTATGGCTTGTCTTAATTTAGAATTTGCTTCTAATTCAGAAACATAGTTTTCAGTAACTTTAGTTGTGTTTTCTATCGAAGCATTAAAAGCATTTTGTGCTGCAGTTGTTTCTTCGGTAGTATCCATATAATCCATCAAAGCAGAAATAGCTAATCCTAAACCAACTATTAAAGCTCCGATACCGGTTGCTGTTAAAGCTGCTGCAAATGCTTTAGCTCCTGTTGCTGCTACGCCTTCAGCAACACCAGTTTTAAGAAATGCTGCTGCAAGAAATTCTTGGGTTACTGTATAAACCTTAGTTATACCGGTTAACTGAAGTATCCCTGCTCCTGCATCTTTAATGTCTCCGGCTAAACCAACGAACGAAGCTTTAATGTCTCCGACTTTCAATTTACCGAATCCTTTTAGGATATCGATGGTGTTAGATGCCTGAGATCCTATAGCTCCAAGAGGTCCAGGTACAGTACCTAGGATATCTACGAAACTACCAGCAGATGTCTTTGCTGAATTTAAGGAATCCTGTACATCATCTATTTTTTCCTGAATCTTTCTAAATTCTTCCGAACCTGCTGCTGCACTTTTTAGCTGTAACTTAAGTTCCCGCAGGTTCTTCAGGGTAGGCTCAATATCGGCATCAATGTTTATCTTGAGATTCTTTTCTACTGTATCTGACATTAGTTTAGTTGTTTTATTTTAAATATGATTTTTCTTTTTATGCAGGAGGTGGTACTTCTCCACACACACAACTTGAACAGCTAGCAAATGCTATGATAGTTGTACCGTCTGCTCCCACTTGGGCTATTCCACTTGCGTTACCGTACCAACGGAATGGAATTAATGTTGTCGTTCCGACCGAGTCTCCGTAGATAGAAGTGGAAGCTCCTAGTGTTGCCCCGTTGCCGTAGATTGTTTGTCCGTAAGATCCGCAACAGCACACTGCGCAAATCGATGCTCCCGAACAAACTAATAGAGTTGTTAGCCCTACAGGATCACAATCACATAAAGAGCAAAGTGTAACTGATTCGACTGTTCCCCTACTGTTTATATTTAGTGCCATTGATCCATCCGAATATGAACCAGCAAGAAGTGGAATAGTTCCTTCCGAGTTGGCGTATAAGATGGAGTTTAAATCGAAAGTGGCATTTGCTCCGTAGACCGTGTATTCCTCGTATAGAGCGTCTTGACAACAAGCATTACATCCGTTGCTTCCGTATTTGATACCATCAAAAGCAAAAAGACCTAATCCAGACACATCGTTAACCCTAACCCCAACGTCATCTCCTAGCTTAACCAACTTAACCTTTACGTTTTGTTTAGCCTGACCTAGTATGTAATCTTTAACTTCGATCGGCAACCACCAACTATCTTTAATGAAGATCTTGTCGTTAAACTGTAGAGATCTAAGATCGTCTATATCTAAAGCAAACGTAGCCTGCATAATACGTCCATACGGACTGTATGTGAAGTTAAACCAGTTCTGCCAATAGGTAGTGAAAGCCGTGATCGGTGTACGTCCGCTACCGGCTGGTAAATAGTTTGCTACGTCCCAGAACTGGTTAGAGTTGGTCCAGTTTAAATCTAGTACCGCACTTGTAAACGGGTAGGCAGAGAATTGCGATACCAGTGGATAGGTTGTTTGTGCTATCGAAGATCCAGCATCGTTTTTCATGTACCAAGTTGTTGGTGCTGTAACCACCCCGTTGTAGAACATTAACCTAGGCTTAATCTGAATAGGTTGTCTTTCCGTTTCCGTGTCCTTAGCAAAATGCGGGATAAGAAACTTGTTGGAGTTACCTATCGGGCCAAGTGGAACAGGGGCAAACATAGATTTTATCTCCCTGTTTCCTGTAATGATCTCGATGTTGGAATCCTGATTAAGCTGACCGAACGTTTCTTTGTTAGCCTGTTGGTAACTGAAATTGTAAAGATCCCCTTCTTCCGAATCCTTAAATATAATTTCCCTTGGTTGGGTTTGGAATAACGGGGTTAATGTCACATCGAAATCACGATTGAGTTTATCTGTCCAATCTTTCTGTGTGCCTTTCTTAATCCAATCCACCCAAGGTTCGATAATAAAGTTGCTAGGGTTCTGTGGATCTATCTCCCACATGAGCTTAAATCTGTCGTTAACCCCTTTAATAAATTCTATTTGCTTGATTTCCTTAGGCATTAACCCGGCAGGATCCACAATAGCTGGACCGTCTGCAAGAAGTTCGCCCGAAATAAAGTAAGCTCCCGGAAGAACCTCTGTACCTAGATTACAGAAAAACTCCACCTTAGATCCTTGGAACAGTGTTAGGTTCCATTCGAAGGTGCCACTGGCTGGACTAATCACATAAGGGTTTTCTGAGAATACCGACTTAACCTGGTTGGCTATTGATCCTGATGTGCCCACATCCAAATAAGCTGTTTTGCTAAATAAAGCTGTGGCTCCGTTAGCATAAGTTATCTTAGCTTTCAACTCGAACGTTCTCACTAGAGAACTAGGAGGTCCAGTAGGTTTAGCCGGAGCAGAGAATGCTAGGTTCATTCCAAGAAGGAAGAAGTTGTAGGTGTAGCCACCCGTTGCTCCTGGTGTGATAGCATTATAAATCGAAGAGGCTGTGTTCCAGTTGTTAGCTGTGTCTGTTACCTCGTTAGGGATACTAAGTTTAATGTCCGTTGATCCAGTAAACATGTAGTTACTGTAAGCAGGCATCTGGGTTATAAGATTTGGTGTCACCGCCATCTCCGCATTAGAAGAGGAAGTGTTAGACGAGATCATGTAAATCTTGTTAAAGATCTGGGAGTTGCTAAGAAAACTAGATGTGTAGGTGTACCCAGCATCTTCGAATATCTTATCCCAAATGTACTTAGCCTTAACAAAGGGTTTAAATTGGTTTTGGTTAAGAGGGTTAATAGAGTTAGTAAACCCTTTAACCCCGGTACTACCATTGTACACGGCTAACGTGGGTATGGTAGGCACCTTGGTCGTATCGTTGTAGGTGTACCCGTACTCTGCTAAAGGGTAAACAACGTTGCCACTTAAAAAGTTACCAGTCCAGGACAACTGAATGTTGCTATAGTTCTGGGTGTGGCTAAGCTCTGTCATGTCTAAGGACGAAAGATCCTTAGGGGAAACAATAGACGAGAAATTAGAAGTCTGACCCATGAAGATCAACTCGTACTCTATCTTCTCCTCGTCCGGGCTATAGAAGATCTGGTTTAACCTAACATTACCGCTAATGAAGAATGCACCGTTTACATTTATGTAAGCCTCCATCTTTTTGGTGGCGTTAAATGTCACGCTGTTCACATTGAATGCAGCTTTAAAAAACTTAGAGTTGGTTGGAGTGTTAGGTGCTCTAAAGGTCTGTGAGAAATCCGAGGTTGTAGACTGGGGATTCTCTATCGACTGGATAGATTTAGTTACCTTGATAGGAGAAGAGTTAAGACAATCTAATCCGATACCGAAGTTACCAGAGCTAACAAAATCTAAATTCTCTTTTACGAATAATTGTACGTCTAAAAATTCTGCCATTACATGTTTTGTTTAATCTGTGACTTAGTGTATTTACAAGTAAATGTGGCCTGAACCAATTTAGTTTGTTTAACGTTCTTGTATGTGTATTCTACGTTTTCTATAACTATAGTGTACGGGGTATTGTTAGCATCTCCTATGTAAGCCCATGTCGAAGGGGATTCAGGAATGCCTGCTAGGAAATCCACGTAACTCTGTGGCAGGTAATCCGTTTGGATTTCGAATGTGGTCTCGACCACTTTATTAAACACCTTATCGCCACCTCTGTTGTACACGCTGCTACCAGTTCCCACAGTTACTGGGGAAACTGCACTATAGTTTAGTTCGTTCTGGTTGTAGGTTTCTTGTTTAGAATTAGTGGTCTTCTCGTAGAACATTTTAAAATTGTAGTAGTCACGTCCGCCTAAAGAGTTAAGCCAACTGATTCTTACATTCTGGTAAAGGTCTTCGCATTCTCTATCGATGTTAAATCTAATCGTTTCTGAAGCCACTGTGGTTAGTGTGGGAGAAGATGTAGCTGAAGCCTTATAGTATGCTGTAACGGTATAGTAATCCGTGTTAGCGAAAGAGATAGGTCCAAGATCCCAAGGACCACATCTGAAGTGAAGTATATCTGTGCTTCTAGTTTCTGTGGTGGACAGATAAGTGTTATTGGTCTGTGGACCCCCACCTTGACCAGTGTTGTTATAGAAATCGTCTGTGCCTATGACACTTCCCGCCGCGCTGTATCTAATCACTCTTATAGCCTGCACAGAAGCAGCATAAGAACCTGGTGCTGCGTCCCATCTGTTAAGGAAAGCCAATGTGTGGCGATCTGTTAACCTAACAGATCTTTCTCCTGGTTCGAGAGACAAGAACTTACCGTTGCCATCCATGAAGTAGCTGTCCCAGAATGGGTAGGTGGTTGTGGTAGCAGTCATGATACCCATCTGCTGATTAAAGTCTAATGCAGCCGGTAGCACTCTAACGTTAGATCCAGTAACCCCGTAAGGTAGTAGCTGATAAGCCGGAGATCCCGTTGCTCCT